CGACACCTACGTCAACCAGATCTGGTTGAACGCGGCGTTTCAGCAGGCGCTGATGACGCTGCTGACCCAGGTGAACGCCATTCCCTACAACATCGACGGCTACACGCTGATCGACGCTGCCTGCCTGGACCCGATCAACGCCGCGGTCAACTTCGGCGCCATCCGCGCCGGCGTGACGCTGTCGAGCCAGCAGAAGGCGCAGATCAACAGCCAGGCCGGTGTGGATATCTCCGACACGCTCCAGACCCGCGGCTGGTATCTGCAGATCAAGGACGCGACGCCGCAGGTGAGAGAGGCCCGCGGCACCCCGCCCATGACGTTCTGGTACCTGGACGGCGGTTCCGTCCAGCAGATCACCCTGGCCTCGCTGGCCATTCTTTAAGGATTCAACATGGCGACTTTGACCAGTGCCAACTCGGTTCTGATGCTTGCGGTGGGCGGCGTTTTTCCGGTGCCGCAGAAGATCGAGGGCTACGCTTCCGACAGCGCCTTCACCTTCGAGGCTGCCAAGCCCGCGCAGGTAACCATGGGCGTGGACGGCCGCATGTCGGCCGGCTACGTGCCGGTTCCCCGCGTGCAGACCATCACGATCCAGCCCGATTCCCCGTCCATGGGCGTCTTCGAGATCTGGATGGCAGCCAGTGAAACGGCCCGCGAAGTGTTTTATGCAAACGGCACCCTCAACATCCCGTCGATCGACCGCAAGTACACGCTGACCCGCGGCGTGCTGACGCAGATTCCGCCGGCGCCGGATGCCAAGGCGATGCTCCAACCCATGGCGTTCCAGATCACCTGGCAGAACGTCTCTCCGGCGCTGGTGTGACATGGCCAGAAAGCAAATAACCCTGACCATCGGCGCCGAAGGGCGCGACAAGGGCAAGGTGTTCATCCTGACGGAGCTTTCTGCCTACGACGCCGAGGAATGGGCCGGTCGGGCGCTGTTCTCGCTGATGAACGCCGGGGTGGAAATCCCGGACAACATCGCAGAGGCAGGGCTGGCCGGCGTGGCCGCCATGGGCATGAAGGCCATCGCCAAGCTGCCTTTCGAGAGCGCCAAGCCGCTGCTGGAAAAGATGATGGATTGCGTCCAGATCCAGCCCAGCCCGAACGTGACGCGCGAGCTCATGTCAGGCGATGTCGAGGAGGTGGCGACGCTGTTCGCGTTGCGCAAGAAAGTCCTGGGCTTGCACCTGGATTTTTTTACGGCCGCCGTCCCATCGACTTCGGGCTCCAAGTCCACGACGGCGGCGCGCGCCTGATTCGCTACGCCAATATCCCCCGGATCATTGGCGTGGTGATTTCGCGGCACCCGGGCCTGCTGCACGACCTGCAGACGGTCTACGGTGCCGAAGACCTGTACAACCTGCTTGAGGTGATTGCGGTGGACGCACACAACAGGCGCGTCCTAGCTGAACCGAGGTAATTGCATGGCCACCATCATCGACGCCTTGCTCGTCACCGCGGGTTTCGATCCGAAGCGTTTTGCGGCGGATAGCTACTCCGGTGCGGCCGGTCTGAGCCAAACGGCCCAGAATCTGGATATGAGCACCGAGCGGCTGTCCGCGTGGCAGAAGGCGGCCGAGCGGGCAGGCGGAACTGCGGAAGCCATTTCCGCCCAATTGAGGGAATCCTCGGTCGAGGTAGCCAGATTCAACCGCGGATCCGCCGCGGACTCGCTACCCGGGTTCTTCCGCAACGGCGGCAATGTCGGCGACCTCAAGGACGGGAACACCTACCTTCTGGCCAGGTCGAGGATCATTGCCGATCTTTACCAGAAGGACAGGGCCCAGGCCGCGCTGGCCGCCCAGGACATGGGTATCAACGAGGGCCTGTTCAATCTGTTCAAGCGCGGGCCCGATGAGCTCGAGCGGTTGCTTCAGGTCCAGGAGAAGCGCGCCGCCATCTCCGGTAGCGATGCGCAAGCTGCCTCGCAGCTGCGCGACCGTTACCTGGATCTGCGCGATACCTTTGAATCGGTGAGCGTCAGGGTGCTGCTGGCGCTCATGCCGGCGTTCGAGCGGCTTATCTCGCTCGCACAGGGCTGGGGCGATTATCTGCTTGAGAACCGAGACGAAATCGTCGAGTGGGTCGACGGCGCGGCGCAGGCCATCGTGAAGTTCATTGATGCAGTCGATTCGGCGGCGCAGGCGGTGGGAGGATGGCAAAACGTCCTGCTAGCGCTGGGGGCGCTCAAGATTCTTTCCTGGGTAAATTCGCTGCTGAGCCTGGCATCTGCCTTGGGGGCCGTGGCTACGGCTCTCGGAACCCTTGGTGGCGCCGGCGCGGCGCGTGGACTGGGTGCGTTGAGAGGCTTGGGTCCTGCGGCGTTGAAGTTGGCTGGCCGCGCGGCGGCTGGCGCTGCGCTGTTCTTGTTTAGCAACGATCTGAATGGGGGCGAGCAAGAAGACCTGGTCGCGATGAGAAACCCCGCGCTGAAACGCAAGGAGGTTCTCGATGCGGTCAGGTACTTCGAGTCCAAGAAGGGCTACACCCGGGAGGCGGCCGTGGGGCTCGTGGCCAACCTGCAGGCCCAAAGCAACCTGGACCCCAGGGCCGTGGGCGCTGATGGCGTTTCCGCCGGCATCGGACTATGGAATCCGCGACGCCAGGCCGACTTCAAGCGCATATATGGCATGGACCTGCGCGAGTCCACGGTTGAACAGCAACTGGATTTCGTCGCCAGCGAGTTGGAGAGCACCAAGCGTAGGGCGGGAGTACATCTGGCCGCCGCCGCCACCCCGGCCCAGGCCAGCGTGGCCGTGTACCGCCACTTCGGATTGAACAAGTCCGAAGGGGCCAGCTCAAGCGAAGAGCGCAAGCTCGCCGCCGCTGCCGGGGCAATTTATGGGACGCTTTTCCTCGAAGATCAGGAACGAGGCGCCGCAGCTGCAGCTACGACGGTCGCGGCAGCCCAAGCCAGCGCTGCCGGCATCCCGAGCAGCACCGCAACCACCAGCAATACGTCCGAAACCCATATCCACGGCCCCATTACGGTTATGACGCAGGCGACGGACGGCGAGGGAGTCGCTCGCGATTTGGGGCGTGTGGGGCGCTCCCAGAATCTCGTCCAACAAGGCAATACGGGGATGTTCTGATGCCGCTTATTCCTTTTCCCGATGTTCCGAGCAGTCCGGGCGTCCCCGCAGTCTTTCGCGCCGCGTTCCTTTCTTCGGTCTCCGAACCGGCAAGCTTCGAACTTGCGGCGCTGACCGACAGGATCTTCGGTCCTCCTCGCTGGGGGCTGTATGGCGTCGATGGGCAGCAGATGCTGGTCTTCGAGACGTTCCTTGGAATTACCTTCAATCAGAGCGGTCAGATATCCAGCTATCCGGTTGAGCAGGGCGGATTCTCGTCCTTCAACAAGGTCGATGCGCCGTTCGAAGCGACCATCAAGCTGGCGCATGGCGGCGATCCAGTGTCGCGCAAAGTCATGTTGTCCGTGCTGGAGCGCATCGTCGGCAGCACGGAGCTGTATTCAGTGGCGACGCCAGAGATCGTCTATCCGTCGGCCAACCTGGTGAAGTACTCATACACCCGCGCCGACAAGAACGGCTCCAGCCTCCTGATCGTTGAACTGACTCTGCAGGAAGTCCGGCAGACGGCCGTCCAGCTATCGCCGGCCACGCAGGACCCCAGCGGCGCGAATGAAGTTAGCAATGGCCAGGTACAGGCGTTCGAGATTGACGCCTATCCCCGGCGCGATCAGAACAAGGTGGCTGATCTGGAGCCGATCCAATGAAGAGAATTCCCTTGAGGCCCGTTCCTGCACAAATGCTCAGCGTCGTGCTGTCCGGGCAGAACTGCCAGATCGCCGTCTACCAGAAGTCGACGGGACTCTATCTGGATATTGAACTCGACAATGCGCCCATCGTGACCACGGTGCTTTGCCATGATCGAGTACGGCTGGTGCGGTCTGCTTACCTGGGCTTCGTTGGGGATCTGGCCTTTGTGGACACCCAGGGCCACGCCGACCCGCAGTATCAGGATCTCGGATCGCGCTTCGTCCTGGCCTACCTGGAGCCGCTGGAACTATGAGCTTCATCAAGCGCCGGCTGGACGTGACCATCAGCCAGGGTAAAGGAAAGTTCGGCGACGAGCAGGGGCCGGACGTAACGCTCAGCGGCTACCGGATGTCGGTGACCATTCCTGCCTATACGACCTTCGAAAACAGTCCGATGACCCTGCTGATCCACGGACTGAATCAAGACCTGATGAACAAGCTGACGACGATAGGGCCCGTCATGACGGAACGCCGGGGAAAGAATCTTGTCCGGATCGACGCAGGGGGGGAATCCGGTGCTCCCTGCCTGGTCTACGAGGGGGACATCGTTGAGGCCTGGGCTGGCTACGGAATGGGTGCAGAGGGCAAGGCGGCCGCAGGGGGCGTATTCACGGTCAAGGCCGAGGTGGCCGGGGCCAAGCAGGTGAAGCCCGCATCCGCCAGGTCGTTTCCCGGTGCGAAAAAAGCGCAAGAAATCATGTGCGATATCGCTGAATCGATGGGATACAAGGGCGAAAAAAGCGGGGAAGACTATGTGTTGGCCGACCCCTATTTTTCCGGAACTGACATGGACCAATTGCGCAGCTGCGCGAAGGCCGCCCGGGTCAACTTCACGATAGACCGCGGCGTCCTGTCAGTCTGGCCGGAGGGCGGATACCGCAAGGGCGATCCGATTCTCGTGGCCCCGGAAACGGGGTTGAGCGGATATCCGGCTTTTACGAGCAAGGGGCTCCAACTGACGACGCTCTACAACCCGCATCTCGGATTGGGAAAAAGAGTGCAGGTCATCAGCACCGTCGAACCCGCGCATGGCGAGTGGATCATTGTGAGCTTGTCCCACTTTCTGGATGCGGAGGTCCCCGGCGGCGTCTGGCAGTCGGTGGCGGTGTGCAAAAGGAACCTCAATGCCTGAGCAATACGGATACGCAGGGCTGGCGCAAGCCGGCCAGGGTGACAGCGAGTTCGGCGCCTTGCAGTTCCTGATCAGCCAGGCGCTGATCCGAGTCAGCACGGCGACGCTGGTCAAGGTGGTGTCGGTGACGAATGCAGGCGGGCTATCGCCCGTGGGCTTCGTCGATGTGCAGCCGCTTGTCAACCAGCTCGATGGCGCCGGCAATGCCGTGCCGCATGGCGTCCTGCATCGTCTTCCCTACTTTCGCCTTCAGGGCGGAGCGGACGCCATCATCCTGGATCCCAAGGTCGGGGACATCGGGATGGCGGCTTTCGCGAATCGGGACATCTCGCTGGTGAAGACCTCGAAGGCGCAGAACAACCCCGGTTCCTGGCGTTCCCACGACATGGCGGACGGGCTGTATTTCGGCGGTCTGTTGAATGGAACCCCGGTGCAGTACGTGCAGTTCACGGCGGGCGGCATACACATCGTGTCGCCCTCCAAGGTGACCGTGGCCGCGCCCAATATCGAACTGAACGCCAGCGCGCAGTGCGCATTGAATTCTCCACGGATCGTGCTGAACGGGACGGTGCAACAAGGCGGTGGATCCTTCGGCGGCACGTCTACCTGGCAGGGCGACATGCACACGCTGGGTACGCTGCGCAACAACGGCAAGGACGTGGGCAGCACCCACACGCATTCCGGCGTGCAGAGCGGGCCGGAAAACACAGGAGCGCCCAATTGAACACGATGCTGCTAGACCGGACGGCCTGGGACCTGGTGCTCGATGCCGCGGGGAATATCGCACTGGCGTCCAAGCCCTACGCCGTGGCGCAAGACGTCGCCAGCGCCATCAAGCTCTTCAAGGGGGAGCTGTTCTACAACACCGCCTCGGGCGTTCCGTACTGGGAAGAATTCCTGGGCCATCAGCCGCCGCTGGCGCTGGTGCGGGAACACGTCCGGCGAGCCGCGCTGACGGTCCCGGACGTGGCCGACGCGGGCTGCACGCTGACCTCCTATACCGACCGTGCCCTGGCGGGCTATGTCGCAATCACCCTGCAAGACGGAACGACGCAAACCGTCAGCTTCTGAGGAAACCATGCCGAACATCTCGAAAGTGCCGCGCGTGCAGTTCACGCCGGAAGGGCTGGTGCTGCCCAGCGAATCCGCCATCCTTGCCGGCGTCCTGTCCGACATGGACGCGGCCTTCGGTGGCGGGCTGAATCCCGCGCTGGAAACTCCCCAGGGCCAGCTGGCCTCCAGCACCACCGCCATCATCGGCGACAAGAACAACGAGTTCGCGGCCTACGTGAACCAGGTCGACCCGGCTTATGCGCAAGGGCGGATGCAGGACGCCATCGGGCGGATCTACTTCCTGGACCGCAAGCCCGGTACGCCCACCGCCGTCATCGCCACCTGCACGGGCCTGGCGGGCGTGACGATACCGGTGGGCGCGCGCGCGCAGGCGGTGGATGGCAATCTGTACCTGTGCACGCAGGCGGGAACGATACCGGCCAGCGGACGCGTCGACCTGCCATTCGCCTGCTCGGTCGACGGGCCGGTGGATTGCGCGCCTGGCGCACTGAACCAGATCTATCAGGCCATTCCCGGTTGGGACTCGGTGTCGAACGCGGATGCCGGGACGGTGGGCAGCCATGTGGAAAGCCGGGCCGAGTTCGAGGAGCGCCGGCGGCAGTCGGTGGCGCTGAACGCCCGCGGCTCGATCCCCGCAATCTACGCCAACGTGGCGAACGTGGAGGGCGTCATCGACGCCTACGTGACGGAGAACGATCTCTCCGTGCCGAAGACGGTAGGCGGCGTCGTCCTGCGTCCACACTCCATCTGGGTCGCGGTGACGGGCGGCGAGGCGGCGGACATCGCGGACGCCATCTGGCGCAAGAAGAGCAATGGCTCCGACTACAACGGCAACACCTCGTACACCGTGGAGGACAAGGAGGGATATGCCTATCCCTACCCGTCGTATGTCGTGACATGGGAAACCCCTGCTGCGTTGCCCGTGCGTTTCGCGGTGCAGCTGGCGGACAACCCAGCCCTGCCGTCGGACATTGTGGCCTTGACCAAGCAGGCGATCATGGACGCCTTCAACGGCGGAGATGGCGGGCAGCGCGCACGCATCGGATCGACCATTTATGCCAGCCGGTTCTACGCGCCCATTTCGGTGCTCAGCCCCGTGGTCTCCATCCT